GGAGATCAATTTGTTCGTGGGATGGTAATGGGATTTACACGGGATAGGCGTATTACACAAGAAAATACAGGTTATAGTAATAATAATGAACAAAATGACCCNGCATCNTCATTAAGTTTCTTNATAGCTCCTACGCAATCACGGGATTTNTCGTCTTGTTCATGGATTAATAAGGATGTGTGCGAAAATGTAGCTACTTTCTATAAAATGAAGGTAGATTTAGTAGATACAGCCTTTGGAAATGTTTCTTCTAACTTTATTTTGGTAGATGTCACCCTAAATCCTACTACAAATGAAATAAGATTCTATGTAGACGGATCTTTAGTAACTACGTCTGGTATTGACGCTGTATTTGGTGTAGATGCCTTTACAACTCCAAATTTACCTTCTTTTAAGAAGGACAATAGTTTTGAATATTCTTCAACTACAGTAGATGGTCCGTCTACACTCCANGAAGGACCCCGTTTAAACCCATTCTATACTCCTTGGATAGTNGGGGGTGGCTATACTGATGGTATGTATCAATATGGTAATTTTATGGGAGGAGACAGAGGAGGGCTCCAAAGTGGATTTAAGGGGCATTTAGGAAGTCTCAAGTTTTATGGAAAACCTATTAATGATTTTGAGGTGCGAAATAACCATGAGGCTCAAAGAGGTTACTTTAAAAATATTGATCTAAAGTTACATGAATTTAATTATCTAACAGGNGAAGGATTTAATGTTGTATTAATCTTAGTTGATGATATAGGAATAGATAATTTAAGTATGTATCACTCTCAAAATCCATATGATCTTGGTGTTGCTGAAAGTGTATCATCTCCTTTCAGTAATTTAGATCCAGGGCATGAAACTGATGGAATAAATCTTTACCCCCATACTCCTACTTTGAGTGGTTTAGCTGTAAACGGGGTGACATTTATGAATGCTCACGCTACACCACTATGCACACCTACTAGAGCATCTATTTTAACAGGTAAGCAGGCTTTTAGTAGTCCTAATTTCAAGATATCCGATCAAGTGTCGGGATATTGGGGACATGGTATGGGTACTGTAGGAACTACTAAGTCTGAAAAGTTATGGGGAGGTCTTCAAGGATTAGGGAATGAGTACATATTGTATGATGCTAGTGGTGGGGTGAAGCCTTTATCTCAAATTGTTCGTTCCGCTGATGGCAGAGAGTCTGTTTGGACTTCAGGAGTTAACTTTAAGATTTTACCTGAGTTATTAAGATCAAAAGGTTACAGAAGTGGNATGGTNGGNAAATGGCATTTAGCTGAGTGGGATCAATTAGGTTCCTACTATGAGTATAATGGTGATTATCCTACACCTCAATCAGCTTCTGGCACAGGCTGGGATCATATATCAGCAGTAGGGAAGTGGGATGATTATCGAGCCATGTTCTGGAATTTGAATAAACCTCCAATGCCAGGACATAATGATCTTACAACTAAGGATGGGGCTGCGTATTGGGAAACAGGACAAGGCGTTCATGATGAAAAAATGGGGTATATAAATTATTATATGAATAAGAATGGAACAGTTCTAACTGTTTCTGATTATGGATACACTTCATTTGATCAATCTCTTTCAGGAACCGACGCAGCAGGGGGTGGGACTTCTCCAGAGGATAGGATAGCATACAATCAAGGAGATTTTTCCTCTTACGCAACTCATAAAACTATAGCTGAAGCAGTTGATACATACAACCACCTAAAAGAACCTTTCTTTTTATATTTACCCTTAAACGCTGCACATCAACCGAATACGTATCCTCCTAGTGCTATGGTTTATAACAATGATCTTTTCTTTTCCTCGAATAGTATTCAAGGAAATTATGATCGTTACTATCAGGAGTCAAGGGTCACGCCAGCTACAATAACAGAGGAGGACGAAGCGGGTGTTAATGCTAGTGCAGCTTGGGTGAACCAAATGGCTCAGGTGGAAGATATGGACTGGATGTTAAGTTCTTTCCTTTCCTCTATTGATGAAACAAAGAAAAGTAGAACTGTTTTCATCTTTATGGGAGATAACGGGTCTGATTATAATAACATGGACACTATGAATGTCTACGCTAGTGCTCTCAGATTCTATAATGGGGGTGGCGGCATGGGCACTAATGACGCGGATAATAGTGGGTTAGGCCCTGTATATACGAAGTGGCTTCAGGGTCAAGGAGAAACATATTTGCCTAATAGAAAGGGGGGAGATCTAGACAAGGCTAGAGGAATGAAGGATTCAGTTTATGAAAGAGGGACCAGAGTTCCTCTTATTGTAAGTGCTTCATTCATTACAGAAAGAAATAGAACTACTGATGTTTTTGTAGATGCTGTTGATATGTATGCTACTATAGCACAAATTGCTGGAATCACTAAAGAAAATGTTCCTTTAACTGGACCTTTACCGCAGAGATTTGAGGGACATTCTTTCTTACCTGTTTTAAGTGGTGCTCCTACTAATAACAGGAACTACTCATTTGCTGAAGTATTTAAGACGATGGGTAATTCTACTGCATCAGCAGCTACTGATTTTGATGTTGATGGGGTAATAACATCGGCAACTCAAGGAACCTTTACAGGGAAGAAAGCTAAGTATGACTCATCCCCCGCAGGTTCGACTGGTGCGTTAGTTACTACTGATGTAGATAATGACCTGATTAACGATAGTAGTATGAGTGGTAATCCTACGCAACCTTGGGAGAGAAGACGGGGATTAAGTATAAGCGCCAGCCCTTATAAATGGGGACATTATCAAACCTCTGGGGCTGATACGACAGCGGTTTACAGCAGTCTACCTAATGCAAGCGGTGGTGTTTGGAAGTTAATAAGACCTACTAGCGGGTATGTGGATCAGGAAGGTTCAGGATTGGATGAAGTGTACCATATAAAAAATGCTGATGGTACAGATTATGATTCGTATGAATTACATGATTTACTTATGCCAGCAAAACTTGGTGGTCAGGCTGATACATTAGATCCCTTAGCATGGTTATTAAATGAGGCCGATCAAGGGGATCAGGGGAATGCAGACTGGATGTTAGCCAGGGTATATTATGCACTCTTAAATTCTCTTAATAATTACCTAGACCAAAGAAAGGAACCCTTCTCTTAAGGGAGTTTATCTATGGGAATAAATAAAACTGTAACGACTTATGGAACTACATATTTTCCACCTTTAGATAGNAATACGGCTGAACTCCAAANGGTAACTTATGGACTTACTTTTCCTTTTGGAAAAAGAAGAGATACGGGGGGTTTTCTAAAAAGAGAGAGTGGAAGAAATCTTATTAGAGATTCAGTTAGGCAATTATTAGGAACTCAAAAAGGGGAACGTCTTATGCTTCCTCGTTTTGGTTGTAATTTACGCAAGTATTTGTTTGAGCCTCTAACGGAATCAACCTTCGAATCTATTAAAAGAGAAATTTTATACTCCTTTGGTAGATATATTATAGGAGCTAGAATAGTAAAATTGTCTGTAGTTCCTTTCGGGGAGGTAGGCCCTGCGGGGGGGAACTCCTTAAAAGTTACACTAGTTCTTCAACTTATTGAGGAAGATTTGGCTGTATTTGATGTAGAGGTATTAATTAAATGAGTTTTTCTGGAACAATAGCGTCGGATTTTATGAATCTTGCCCATCTCCCTATAGGGAAGAGGCCATCTCTTATTGATTTCGCGGCTACGGATTATCTTTCTCTAAGAAATTCGTTAATTAAATATATAAAAGCTGTATATCCTTTAGAGTATACTTATTTTGTAGAATCTGATTTAGGAATGGTATTTATTGAATTAGTCGCTTATATGGGATCTGTAATGTCCATGAAAGCAGATATGTTAGCTAACGAAAACTTTTTTGCTACGGCACAACAGCGGTCTAGTATAAAAAAATTACTTCAATTAGTGGGGGTGCGAATGCGCGGGCCTCTATCAGCCGCAGCCAACGCACAAATAATTTTTACTGATCCCCCTGCTGATATAGGAGGACAGGCTTATTATACTCTTCCTCCTACGGCTAGAACTGTAAGTATTACTTCTCCTGAGGATGGGGGTTCTGTGACGTATACTCTATATAAGGTAGTAAATGGGTTGGTGGATAAAGCAAATCCTACAGGAAATATTCTTTTGTATAATACAGAGAGTGACAATCCTGAAGTAGAAACTGTTTACAGTAATTTAGTATTTCAAGAGGGAGTTTTAGTTACAGATTCAGGAGGTTTTGGGAGTACGGAAGGAGTTAAAACAATTCCACTAACTCAAGCTCCTGTCATTGAAGGAAGTGTAGAAGTTTTTGTTACGTCTCCTGATTCAAGTGTTTCGGGAGNTTATACTGAAGTAGATAATCTTTATTTCGCTTCGGGAGGNTCCGATAGGATATTCCAACTAATAGAGGGAACTAATTATAACGCTACAGTTGTATTTGGNGATGGGACAGTAGGNATTTCTCCTGATGATACTGCGTCATATTTTGTCACATATAGAGTGGGAGGAGGGTCTAGAGGGAACGTAAATCCATTTGCAATAAATGCAACTACAATAGCTACAACTAATGGAGTAGCTAGACCAGGAGCTATCACAAATACTTCCATAGCTACAGGAGGGGCGAANGCTGAAACAGTAGANCATGCTAAAAAATGGGCTCCNCTTACTTTTGCGAGACAGGATAGACTTGTAACTTTAGAAGANTATATGGTTTTTGCAAATACGTTTATTAGTACTTTTGGTACTATAGGAAAAGCTGTCGCTACCACTAGAAAAGCTTATAGTTCAGCTAATGTTATTGATATTTATGTACTAGAAAAAGCCTCTGATGTACAACTCCAGAAAGCTACCCCTACCTTCAAAACTCAACTGCTAACATCTATTAATAAAAAGAAGATGGCAACGGATGAGATTGTAATTGTAGATGGTTTAATTAGAACTTTAGATCTTATAGTAACTATTTATATTGATAAGAAAGACGAAGCTCGACAAGATGCAATAGCAGCTAGAGCTAGGGATAAAATTCTTACTTATATGAATGTAGAAAATATGAGTTTTGGACAAACCTTATATGTTACTGAATTGAATAGACGTATTTTTGAAATTGATGCTATTAGATTCTCTACTGTAGATAATTTTAATACTGATATTTCAGTAGATTTTAATGAAATAATACAATTAAATAATCTTACATTGAATATTAGTTTACTAGACTGATGAGTAATAAATTTACACCTAATCCTAGAACTTATGCCAAGCGTAATTTTGGTGATTTACTTGAAACAGTAATTCCTGAATTATATTTGGAAGAAGATCTAACTTTAAGTGGACAAGAATTAAATCCCCTTTCCCGTATTATTAATACTAATTTACGGGCTGCTAATAACATCTCGCAGGTACTCTCCATTTCAGCCGTACCAAATTCGTCAACTTCTTCTATAGATAACATCAGTGGAATATCTCCCTATTTTGTAAAACAAAATGAACTAACAAAAGTTACTCCTTATTCTTTTGATTCTCAAATACTTGTTCCTCTTAATACTACTCTAGCTCATTATGATACGAGTACAGATTTTAATAATTTTCTATCAGGGACTTTCTTACCTGCAATTACACTAACTACTGGATCTCAGGGGGGAGGAGTAGGAGATAACATAGCATATTTGTCTGGGCTTACAGGAAGTACAGATGGAAGTAGTATTCATAATTATCTTATAGATAAATTAGGATGGTTTTATTTTCTTAATACCTCTGCGGGCGGTGGCCTCAATTGGGAACCATCGGGATACGTATTAAGTTCCTTAAATTCGTTGTACTTGGGAAACGAGCTTGAGACAGTTGATGGAATTAAAGGATTCGAAAATTTTATATGGAGAAATTATGCTACCTGTACTGTATTTTCTAATTTAGGATTAATAGATGATACTTATGTTTCGGGGGCGACGGATGCTGTGTACTCCCCAAGTGCAGGAGGCATCCCAGCTACTTATACAAGTGGAACTCAAAAGCTAGAAAATTTACTAACTTTAATAGATGTAATTTATTCTCCCTTATATATTGATCAGCAGGATTTTACAGTTAAGGATGCTTTTGATAGTTACATTGGAGCGTCTACGGAATTAGTAGATTTTGTATCTAAAGGACCTTTAAGGAAATTTTTGACTGGACTTGGGTTCAGTATGGCTGATGTAACAGATCAGGTAGAAAAAGTAGGTCTTATATATGATATAGAAAATGCTGAAAGTGAGCACTTACAATATTTAGCAGAGTTAATAGGTTTCAAGCTATGGGGTGGGTCTGCTTTTAAATGGAGACAGCAATTACGTGAAGCTGTAAATCTTCAAAAGAAAAAGGGAACTTTAAACGCTATACAGTTTGCCGTTGATCATTTAATTGTTGATTCGGTCTTGGATGTTTCGGGAAGAGTACAAGAGTTATGGGAATCTTATATTCCTCATTTAATTTGGTACAGTTTAGCTACTGAATCTCCTTATTTTAGGGATTTGACCACTTGGACACCTGGGTTAGCTGTAGAGGCGGGAGTATTTCTATATAATACAAGTAGTTTAGAGGGAAATTTAAAATTAGTAACAGATTCAATCTTATTAGATTTATATAAAAAATTTCCATCTTACTTTTTAATAGCAGGAGAGCCCTGGCCTACTAGTAAACTATACGAACTCGATGATTTTGGAGACATAACAAAATTATATACAATTACTAATGAGCCTGGAATGAAACCCTTTCATGTTCATAGACCTCAGGATGGAGGGTATGAGGTATTTAAAAGGCAGGCCTTGGAGAGGGGTCAGATAGCTGCATGGGAAGCTTCTCACAGCGACGGACCATTAGGGTATGGGGTTTATATGGCAGAAGAGGCTCATCCCGATCCTGCGCCTGGGGCTACACATCTTTATCTCTCTGCTACAGGAGATTTAACTTTCTTCTTTAATTACAGAAATCATGTAAATTATCCTATCCCACCGTTTGAAGAGATCAAATATTATAAAGATTGTTCTTTAAATCCAGGGTTGGTTTCTGTTTTAAGAGAACGGTTAGAGTGCTTTGGAGTGCCACCCAGCTTTGCAAGCTCAGTAGAATCTTTTATTTTGGATAAAGGAATTACTGATGATACTAATCTAGGAAGTCTAAATGATTTCCTAATGTTTTTTAGTTCAGTTCAAACTCCCCCTAATTACAATGATGTGGTAGGAAGGATTTCAGAATACCAAAATAATTTATTAGGATTATGGAATGGTAAGTCTTCACATTTATTTTTAGATTTTGATAATACAGATTTTGATTTTGCTAAAACAACATATGAAGGAGATTCTAAGTATGCGTTATATAACGCATCTAGAGTAGCAAAAACTTATTCCCCTGGGCACTCTATAGTTAAAACTAATCTGAATGCAAGTGCATTAGATCCCTATGATATATCTTCTACTAGATGGTCATACTTATCTCTGGATAAAGATGATAATTTTGTTAGTTATGGAAGTGGATCTGTTTTAGCTGGCTTTGAATTTAGTGGGTTAGATATGGGTGGACAAGCCCCAGGAACAAAGGATGGAAGAGGAGGATTAAATACTTTTCAACGAACGGATGTTGATAATTTAACAACTGACCCGCTATTAAATGGTCTAAGTTATCTTTCTACTGGTGCAACTGGGCGTAGAGCAATACGCAGGAGAAACTTTAGGTATACCCTTCCCACTGAAGGTTATTATGATAGAACTGGTTTTAACTCTCCCCATAGTTGGGATCCTTCTACAATTGAGTATTCTATGTTTGGTAAGCCAGCGGCAGGCGGTGAGGAGGCCCCTGGAACGCCCACTCTCGCTTCTGGTATGGGAGAAAATACTCTAGGATATGTCCCCTCAGCCGGAAAATTCTTTCCTATTGTTGATCCTATTAATCCTTCTGGAGTGTGGCATGCTTGTGAAGATTTAAATTCTACTAGAGCTTTTTCTGGGGTAATTACTAATACTACTTTCCCATACAGAGGGTTAAGTGCTTTGGGATCTAATGCAAAGTGGGATGAATTTTCAGCATCTACAGCTAGGTATGTTGATAGAGGACAAATTCCTCCTATTTATATTACAATGCACAAATTTTTTGATAAGAAAGCGAGTTTTTACGCGGATTTAGACGCTAGTACTACTCCTAATTCTTATTGGAAGAATGAACACCAGAGTTATATGAATAGTGCTATTGCTAGTGGGTTAGTCTTAAACTCTTTTGATGATTATAGAAACTTTGCATTTGGAAGGGGAGTACAAGATTTAAATAAAGATTATAATAAGTATTTCCTTAATCCCTTAGGAGCTAGGGAAGTTGATGAAACAGGGGGAAATATCTTTGCTCAGGTTTTTGGGAAGGGTTTATATAATTGTGATTTCTCTGTAGAAGGATCGGCTGTTGTAGCGTCAGGGGTAGACTATATTGCTTCTAGTGTTGATACAGGGCGTGCTATTGATAGTAGCCCCTCTGGCGTATTTAGTAAGTACGCTGTGGCGAGTTATGTTGTAGGCATTGATAATGTTCCTGCTTCGGGAACTTATATAGCAAGTGGTGCAGAAGATTGTGTAGTCCCCTTATCGGGATACGAGTTTGTTTCAGGAGCACCATATAATGGTGAGTTTAGAAATCCGCATATATTAAGTGGTGTAGAATTTTGTAATACTTCTGGGAGTCCTATAGGAAATGCTTTCTATATATTTAACATTGATAAGGTGTATAAAAAACAAGAAGAAGAAAATTATTTAATTGGGAATCCTGTCATTAAGTGTAAAACCGCAGCAGGATTGCCTCGCATAAGATTTGATTTATCTTCTTATGGAAAGAGAAGAAATTATTTTATAAAAAATCATAAATTTAAGCTCAAAATTAAAGCCTTAATAGCCGAAGAAAATTCTCCTCAGATGGGAGGAGGTCAAATGGGAGTATGGATTCATACTCAACCTATTTTTGATCCACTAACTGGAAGTGGTTATATGTGGTCATGGACTTCTAAAGGTAAGTGGGAGATGCAGGACAGTTATAAAACAGCTAAGAGCGATGTGATATCTTATTCTCATCTCTTTGGATTTCCTCCCAAACAAACACCACCAGGAACTGAAACATTTTGTCTTTTCAATACTACTGAGTCTGTAGATGTAGTGAACAATGTCACTCTAAATAATATACGTGATGAATATTTTGATACATTCGAATTAAATTTTGATACGCGAAATTATACAATCTATAATAATTACGAACATCAGGACATAATTCCAATCCCTGACAGATTTTATAAGTTAAGAGATGAAGTACATAGAGACGATACAAATTATATTGTGGAAATCTTTTTTATGACCCCCGCTGTTCCTGAAAAGTATATGTTAATTGACACGATTTCTTTAGAAGATTCTACACAAAGAGATAACGCAGGAATACGAACAGGTACAGGCGTTCCTACTNTAGGAACTCCTTTAAGACCTTTTGTAACCGAAGATAGACTAGATTATGATAAGGACCAATTACGAGATACGTTAAAATTCTTTAAAGGTTTAAGTGGTAGTGGGACTGGATTATATGCAACGAACTTGGCTGGTAGGGACTGGCAGAGTGGTCCTAATGTAAATGCTAGTCTTGAGAAGAGTGATTTAGGAGTAAGTGGAGGAAGTAGATTAAATTATAGATTACATCCCCAAGTAATGGTATTTGCGAAACAAAGTAGTTTTAATAATTACACACTCATACAGACAGATAATTAAATGAGAGGAGAAGTTGAAATATATTGTGGCGATAAGCTCCTAGTAAGGGAGGATAATCTTATTGTAGATGGAGCGGGAACTTTACTGGCTGATATTATGACAGTTTCCCCCTCTTTGTCGGCAATTAAAGATCATGCTACATCCTCTATGTTGGATACTTCTAATTATACTATTCAAGCTATATCTTTTGGGACAGCAGCGAATCAGTATCAGCAAAATGCTCACGCTTACTCTGAGGCAAAGGCAACCCTTTTATCTGGTATCTATATTAACAGCGCAGTTATTGCTGTCCTCAATCAAAGAGATCCCGAAGTTGCTACTACTGCTTCGTTTTTTAATTTAAGTTCTTATTCACCTCTTAATGTCTTACCTCATTATCCTGACCCCACACTAACTACTTTAGAATTAAGTAGTGATGTATCAGCAGTAGTAAGTGGAATTGATTTAAGTTCTATTATCCCAGGAAATGGGCAAAATTTAAATTTAATTCCATCTGCATATCATACGGCTGTTTTTAGTAGTACCCTTCTATCGTCTCTATCTTCTGTATGTGCCTCTCTTATAGGATGCTGGCCTGCGGGGTCTGGTCAACCTACACAGCAGGGAGTAGGAGGAGTGGGCGGGACAGATTATTCTGGGTTCCGTGAGACGGCGTTCCGTTCTTCTGAGGTAGTCTATCACGGAGGGGGGAGCGGAACTAATAGAAAGCAACCTCCCTATCAAGGAGTATTTAACGAAGCTAGTTCTATGGATATTTCTGGTTTTGTGAATATGGTTATGTCTGGAACTCCACGCACTGTGGCTGCGGGGGGGTATATATATGAAATGAGTAGTACATATAGTGGGTTATGTCTCTCAGGATCATCAAATGCAACTTCGGCAATAAATGATTATACGGTAGAATATTCTGTAACTATGGGATCAGGGGATGTGGGAGCAGCTAACTTATATGGGGGTCTATTTAATATGGGATTATGGACAATAGACATGCCTGCATCTCTTCTCAAAGGAAATACTCCTCCTTATGCGTTTGATCCTCTAAATAATCCTAGGACATATAGATTGTTTTCTAATAAATCATTTACAAGAAATATAGCAAAAATTAAAGATAAAAATGCTAGTCCAGATGAGGCGGGCTGTATAAATTATAAAGATTTATTAATTAAATGGAGATTGCACTTCCTATGAAAAATTTTACAGATGAATTAGGTATTAATGGACATCTGACCATTATTAAAAGATATAATGATGGGGTTGAAGAGGTTCTCTTTGATGATCACAATATTATTGTGTCAGGAATGGGGGTTAATTTAGCTTATCTATTTACAGCCTCAGGTTCTCATGTAGTTTTAGATTATCAAATAGACAGATTTCAATTAGGGGTGTCAGGGAGATCAACTAATGTAGCTACAGGAGTTTTAGAAACTAGTACTACTTACCAGTTGTCTGGTCCTTTAACTTTAAGAGGGGCTACCACTAGTTATGGATCAGAAAGTAATTTGTTTATAGCGGAAGGTACTCAAATNACTANTGANANCGATACCACAGGCGTAGCTTTTGGATTAATTCCTGCAAATAAGGTTACACGAATAGCAGATAATTCTGTGCGTTATACTATAGTGGTAGATGATGAAGCATGTAATGGTCTAGCGGATTCTCAATCAAATGAGACATATCTTAATGAGATTGGTTTATTGGCAAAGAATCCGAGGGGGGATAGTAGTCCTACTGCCTCTATTTTGGTAGCTTATCGAACTTTTAGCAACATACGTAAAACTAGTGATTTTAGTTTAATATTTAGATGGACACTTAATTTCTAATGGTATTCAGAGCAGGCGATATTTATACAAGTAGTGGGAGCGTAAAGCTCTATAATTCATGGACTCCAACTGTAGCTAAATTTGATACAAGTTCTTTCTATAACTGGGAGCAGGATAATATGCCCCTATATGATTTGGAAGAAAGAACTTATGAGTCGTGGGAGCAAGCGGGATTCCCCACATCAGGGCTTACTGGTTTTGCTCTTACAGTATCAGCAGATGCTAATACTGCGAGCTTACAGGCGAATTCTAATCTATTCACTGATCTAAGTTCTTGTATAGCAGCTATTCCTAAAATTGTACGCTTCCCTGTTCTAATTGAAGTTTGTAATTTTGGAAATTTAGGGAAATTAGAGCTACATAATTTCCGAATTGAAGAGGGGGGTTCTATTGAAATTATAAATAGAGCATATTCTAAAGTTTATACTACGTCTTCCTGCATAATGGGTGTAACTACTCCTACTTACAATGTGAGTGTTCCTTTAATAACGAAATTTATCGCTGCTGATTTAAGTGCTACTTTATTTTCTGGTATAGGGCAGACCAACGGAGTTTGTACTTCAGGAATTAATGTAGTTTCTCCTGTATTAACCGTGACGGATTCCACTAATAAATCAGGAGGATCCAGACTAAGTTCTGTATACACTTTCTTATATCCCGATTTAGAAAGTAAACAAGCTCCTCTTACTGTAGGTATTCAAAATACAGTAGCTAATTTTGCGCCTGGAAATTTAGGTAATACTGCTGATGATAATTTTTTCTTTGGAGTAGATCCCTATGAGAATGTAAATACGGATAATACTATAGGAACTTCGTATGATTTTAGTTGTATCAATCCTTTAGATGATGGACTAATGAGAAGAGCAGCCCCTACAATAAATACTAGCGCAGGGGGATCAGTATACTTGAATCATTTAATGAAATTAAGTATAAAAAATTGTGATGGTCCTATCTATGTAAGAAATTTTGTAGTTGATGGATACAATCAAACTGTAAATACAGGAAGACCTACGGGTATTGAAGTTACTAATTCAGATGTAGTACTAGAAAATTGCGCGGCTGTTAGGTGTCGAGAAGCTGGATTCAAATTTAATAATTCAAAAGTAATGCTCTCTAGGTCAGCATTTGCTTATAGAAATTATGATTTATCTGCTGACAATGCTCGCTACCCTGATAGGGGAATAGGGTTCCATGCAGTAAATAGTGATGTAACTCTGAGTGCTAATTTATCAGCTACTGTAGAGAGAGCGGTTCCTGGAGAATTTCAGGGAAGCGGGATTGATGTAATGATGTGTGCATCTCGAAATACTACAGGAATGCGTTTAGATAATTCTAAATTTACAGGAGGAGTGGGGCGGTCTGTAAGTAATAATATTCAGACAGGGGGGATCTCTACATTTGAACTTAATAGTAAAAACGGTATAGAATTATATAATTCAAATCTTAATCTTGTGGGATTACTAGATGTTTATAGTAACCCAGAAGGAATTGTAGTAGAAAATTCGAATCTAAAATATAGAGATTTGTGTGTTGAAGATCAACAACATACAGGATTAGTGGCTACAAATTCTAAAATTTCAGTAGACTCCTCCGCATACCCAGGAGCAGCGGGACAAACTAGGTCTAGACAAACAGACTTTTCTCACAATGGACAACACATAGATTTACAATCTAATAGTCATTTTACTTTCGTTAAAAAACCTAACATACCTAATCTCTATGGCAATATGTCATTCCTGTATGCTCATGGTAGGGAAACTTATACAGGAGCCTCACAGCCCGTACTAACTTATCCCGCTATTAATGTAGAGAATTCTAAAGCAGACTTCTTAAATGCATATATTCTACCAAGAGATGTTGATAACGCTACCATAGCCCCTCAGTATGGGTTAGCAGTTCGTGCTATTAATAACTCTACGGTAGATTTCTATGGTACTAAAAATGGAGCAACTTTCATCATTGGTCCTACTACGTATGTTACTCAACAATATGCAGCAGGGATTTATGCAAAAAATAATTCTACTTTAGGATTACATGGACCCACATTTATTGGACAGTTTGGTGTAGATGCGTTGGTAGAAGATAATTCTGTTCTCAACATTAATCCCCCTATTGAGAAGGCAACTTATCTTCCTGCCGTGAGTGCATTTGATTTAAGTGATACAGGAAACCATACTTCGGTTGAGTTGCATTCTACTAGAGCCTGTTTGGTTGCTAACAAGAATTCAACTATTAATCTAGAAAATCTAGGGGCATTTGATCATTGTTGGGATAACAGTCCTACAGGGCGAACAGTAATGGATTATGGAGTAGATTATGATATTCAGAGTCCTTATGGTTTAAGTGGTTTGTTTGGAGCGGGGTGTCTTCAATTTTTCCCTAATCCTCAAAATAGTAATGCAATGGGTGATAATGATTTTGCTAATTTATCTGCAAACAATGGTCCTGGTAATAAGGCTCTTACACAATTTAGAGCATTAATATCTCCTACTTTTACTACCCATACTACTAATACTGATGGTAATCCCAATGTTATTAATCAATTTACGGTAGCTCAAGATTACTATGGTGGAGCGTTCCCTGCAACAGGTGGGGACATGAGACGAGCTTGTGTAGGGGGAGTCTGTGTACGAGCCACAGGGGATAGCCAAGTTAATGCTATTAATGTAAACTTTCCTATAGGACTTAATAGTACTCCTATGGATGGAATTTATTTTAATGTAAGCGGGACAGAGTGTGATCGCTTGATGATCTGGAATTTTGCTGATACTTCTAGACTTAATGCTTCTTACTGCTCTGTTAGTGCCATGTATCCTTACGATGTAGGATATCATGGTCCCAGTGCTGTATGGGCTTCTGCTACTATGCCCGATAACTCCGCAGAGACCGACGCTGGTGTTGCTGCATCAGGTGCTCCTTCTTCTACTCCCGAAACAGGAATATTAAGTGTTTTAGATACTTTTGGGGCAGGAAGTAGTGTATGGTATGCACCATCTGGGGTAGGATTTAATGAGCCCTTTGGAAGGTTTATAACTGTTTCTTCAAGTTATAACAATAATAATACAATAGGAGGTAATCCTCTCCAAGAAATAACTCATGCTGGTATTGCGATGTCTGGATTGGGGTTCGTTGGGCAAGTATCTACTAGGATGGATGGCACAGATGCAGGGATTTATGGAGCAGGCGTTGATACTTATGAGAATCAAGGAGTATTTAGATTATATTTCTCTACTAAACCTGAAACTAAGCTCCTACAAAATGATATGAGTGGTTATCATAANGGAACACCTTTAGGNCATGANTTTTATGGAGTCCTAGGACCAGCTTATCAAGTGTATTCTCAGTGTTATAATATGTCAGGACCTCTTTCGGCTNTTATGACAGATCCAAATAATGCCTTTAGTAATATAAGTGGTACTTACCCCAACTTATTAAAATTGAGTCATGACTCAGATGGGGATGGNATTTTTGATAGTCTGTGGACTTCAGGATTTTATTACTGCGAAGAGTTTGTGGATGATAATCCTACTCAATGTTTGTTAGATGAGTCGGCGGCTAATACTTTTGCTAATGCTAAAAATGCATCTATAGGTATGTCTGGGCGACCAAAAAAAGTAACAATATATAGAGCTAGGGCTAGTGATCAAATAGGAGCAGAGGCTAATGAAGGAAATGCTTCCGCAACAGTAGGATTTAAATCGTCTAATATATTTGATTTAAAGAGAGATAACTAATGGCAGAACTTAATTATAAAGATAGTGTTTATAGATTTACTGATCCTGTTCGGTACTTCAAGGCTAATGATCCATACTTTTTTGAAGTGGATAATATGCCTCTCAAGCAACTACAAGAAAATTGTCTATGGTTAAAGGATCAATTAGCTCAGGAAGTAGATCCTACCACTTCATTAGGTGCAAAAAGAGTTGATATTGATGAGTTAAGACCTTATTCTAATGGGGCTGATAGATTAGTAAGAGTAAAGCCTGGAAGATATACAGCAAGAGTAAATGATGCGTGGAATAGAGAACCTTTATCATATTTAAAAGGTTTCACAGGAGGGGCACCTGGAGAGGTAGATTCATTTCAGATTGCTACTGCAAATGAGGGAACTTTTCCTTCAACTGATTCGGATAGTATCGTACCGTCTTGGAATACTTTATTAGTTAATGTATTAAATAAGTATAAAAGTATTCTATCTCAAGATTCTATAGGAATGACTGGCTTGGAGAACAGAGTTTTTGCTCGACCTCAAAGGCATCCTAATGTTCCTATTGGTGGTGTGAATTCTACAACTCAGACAGCTAGTGGTGTAGACTGGGAGATTGGTAATCATGGAGAGATATCATATACAGGAGAGTATTTTGGAGAACTTTGGAGAGTCCCTGCTGTAGTTCAAGAAGCTTTAGAGTGGGCTCGAACTACCAATAATGAACTTAGTTACTTTACTTTACATACTCTAGACACTGATTCAAATTCATTTACAATGATGAGTCAGCTAGAATCTCAGTTTATAAAAAGATGGAGGGGTATAGCTAGAACTGCTATTGTAGATGTAAGTGATGAAATCACTGTAGAAATTCCTCCTTTTGACCCTACAGACTTTGATTATTTTAAAGATCCTTATCCTGGTGGTGGACCCCCCTCTGAACGAGTAACTATTGACGGGATACAAAGTAGAATTGATATGGTGTTTATTTATAGTAAAACTGTAGATGCAAGTTCAGCCCAGATTTTTACAGGAGGGATTACCCCCAATTCTCCAGGAACTACTATCACCAAACCTACATTAGGAGTATGTAGAGGAGCAGGTTTAAAAATGCATTTTGATTCTCATCATCAGGCTAGTGTAAACGCCTATGGTCCATATAATGCAGTAGATTCTGAAGTAAATCCTGAAATTATGGCTTGGCCTGCGGATCAATTTAATGAAAATTTAGGTTTTACTGCAACTTCTGCAAATGATATTGCTTATGACGTTCGGGGAACCTTCCCTGCTCCTGATGATATTTTGAATGTTGCGCCTTTACTTCTGCAACAATTAGAAAATACTGCTATTGAATTAGTAGGACAATCAGTTCTTCCTGTGGCATACATATGGGTTCAAAACGGTTCTACTGTGGTGGCTACTACAGATGTAATTGATATTAGACCCTTCTTTAGAACTGCTGAATTAACATATAATGAGAGGGCTGGTCTTGCTGCTGCTTCTCCACAATTGTCCATATCTAATCCTGCTGTAGGATCGGCTGAGATGGATTATGAGATAAGGCGCGTTAAGACTCAATTAGATCTTAGAATAGATAACATAGAAGCTATGCCTGGGCCTCCAGGTCCTCCTGGTCCTCCAGGAGCGGAGGGTGGCACTGGTGGCACAGGTGCAGGAGGGGGCAACGGAGTAGTTGTCCCAGCGACTGGATATGTTTTCGGTGGGCTGGCTTTTGGCCCTGAAGGGGCTATGTATGATTATATGTCTCAACGAAAATATCAACAAAGTTCTCCCCGTTTTGATGATGTTGATGTTTTAGATGCAATGCAGAATGGACTGACCTCTAAGGTTGGGGCATCATTTGGGGCCGATATAATAGAGACGCCCCTTCCCGTTAAACCTCAATGGGAGAAAGCAAAATGGACAGAGTTGAATGCGTTAGAAGGCCCTGCGGCTGGGTTGGCTCCAAATGATTATATTACTACTTTTATGGCTACGGGGGACTTACGGTATCCCTCAAACTTCCCAACAGGAGATTGCAGAAGTAGTGATGCATCTATTGTAGCAGGTAGCATAGCTTCACATCTCACGCCATCAGAGGATGCATCAAATGATCCTGATGACCCCAGGCAGGGAACTTTTTTATGTATGGAAATTAATTGTAACAAAACTGGTGCTCGCTCACTAACTAATGCTGTATTCCATTTTGTTAAGAAAAAAATTAAATTCAATAGACCACCAAATATGGTAGATTACCATGTGAATGTTCAACTATTAAATTGTCTATCTCCCCGAGGTCAAGGAGTTAACTTTAGTCCAGGTGGAACTGAACACGCCTCGTCTGGTAATTATGGGGGAATATGGGTAGAAAAAGGAAAAGATGCTACTGGTGATGGTATGGAATTTTTTACTATCTATGTGGGTTGGATTATGAGTACGCCCAATATTAGATGTACCTGGGGGACTGATGATGGGGAAGTAGTTTCTAAGGGAGCATCAATGATACAACCTCATAAAATAGGTAGTACTTGGTATGTTAATAGGTTTGGTTCAGGAGCGGGTGCTCCTGGGAGTGGATCGGGCACTAACGCCGAGCGTTTTGCTGCGTGGATTGTTCCCATACAAAATATGTTAGAACAAGATATGGATCCTGTTACTGACGAAAAGAATGTTGGGTATTTAGGAAATCCCCGTGTAGGAAAATGTACTCTTCCTAGTGTTTCTTGGACAATGACCGCAATTACAGCAGATGCCGAAAACCGTAATCACCGTGATTTAAATACTGATGATCAAGTAATAGATTTATTGATGTAAGGAAAACCTATGGCTCCTTCTTTTGCATGTGGACAACTATTACCTGGGCAAGGAGAACTTCTAAATTTTCTCGACTATCCTTTACCTCTAGTTATAGATGGTCCTGGGGGCGGTGGTGGTGGTGGAGAACAATTTGGAGTGCCTCCCCCTGTGATTCCCAAATTTATTGCTCCTGGAGATGGTACTGGTCCTCCAGGCCCTGGTCCTGTTGGTCCTGGGTGGGCAACTTGGTGGGTGTGTACAGGCCCTCCTCAGTGGAGGTGTGATGGCATAACACAGAGTATTGAACTCCCCCCTCCTCCTGGAGGGTATAAGTCCAGAGAGCAGTGCATAATCCATTGTGTAGGCGCGGTTGCACCTAAAACTGGTGGGGGAGGTAGTGGTGGTGGTACTCCTCCTGGAGGGGGTGGTGGTCCTCTGACTCCACGGACTGTAACTTGGTGGTTGTGTACAGGTGCCCCTAATTGGAGGTGTAAACCTGTAAATATTGATGTAGATCAACCTCCTCCCGCTGGAGCACACAAGACAAAAGGGGCGTGTGTTGTAGCATGTAAGGCACCTGAAGGACCATTTACTCCTCGGTACGACCGAACTGGTGGGGGTAAATTTGGAAGGATTCAGCCAGATCCTCCCGAACCAGGAGGTGGGGCAGGAGGGTGGAACCCAGGAGTAAAAACCCCTGGTCCTACTGGAGGAGGAGTGCCAGGAGGCGCAGGAGGGTGGAACCCAGGAGTAAAAACCCCTGGTCCTACTGGAGGAGGAACTCCAGGAGGTGGGGCAGGAGGTACGAACCCAGGAGTAAAAACCCCTGGTCCTACTGGAGGAGGAACTCCAGGAGGTGGGGCAGGAGGTAAATTTGTGGGTATCCTTCCTCCTAATACTGGAGTGATTCC